ATGGCCGTCATACGTGAAGCAAGTCTCAAATTCGATGGAACCGTGCGCCAGGTCACAGTCGACCATGACGACAAGGGCAACAACTACGGCACTGTCCAGGTCGAGAACGCCGATGGAATCTCGGACGTGAGTTTCAACGCCCAGGACACTTTGAATCTTGGCGTTTCATCTTTTCAGCCTGGAATGCCCGTCGCGTGGATCGTCCGCCCCTACACGGTGTTCGGCATCTCGAAACGCTCCGGCGCGGCCTACGGCTTCACGAAACTCAATTTCGTACGTGACCAGCTTTCCAGCCTCGGGGCATCGCTTGACTGAGTTCACGTTAGGAGCTGACGAATGGCAGATAGTGGGCGCGTTCCTCGTGCTCGTCTGCTTCACGCTCGGCTTCCAGATGTTCGGCGGTGGCCGCTGATGGTCGGTCTTCTCCAACTCGCGTCCGGTGTCGGCGTCCTGATCTGTCTCGACGGCCTGTTGTCCATGTTCCGAAAGCTCGTGATTTGATGGGCGGCGCGGATTTCCTCGTTGTCGCATGGCTCATGGGACTGATTCTCGGCTTCATCCGTTCTCTCATCAATCCAAGGAGGTGAAAAAATGAACACTCTCGTTCTCGCAGAAGCGCAGGCGGTCGATCTCTCTTCCGTCTTCACTACGCTGATCGGCGATCTCGGCACGCAGTTCACCGCTGCCGTTCCGACCGTCGCCGGTGCCGCTGGCGTGATCGTGGCCGTGAGCATTGGCGTTCCGCTCGTGCTCAAGCTCTTCAAGAAGATCGCGCACTAATCTCTTGCGGGGGGAGATTTGCTTCTCCCCCACTAATTCTTTCCCGCCCTCAAATGTGAGGGCTTTCTTTTTAAGGTCTGAAATGCGCAAAACGTTTCCGTTCCGAGTCCTCGCCTGTTCCATGATGGCGATTTTGTTCGTCTGCCTGTGGCCTGTCCAGGCCTTTGCGGCCAATCTCAACGTTTCCAATCTCCCTAAAGGATTGCCGGACGATTTCTACAACTATTACGTGTCGGGCGGCTACAGCACGGACGCGGCCACGAAATTCACTGATTCCGGCAGAACCGCGTTCGAATCGGCATTGAATCCGGACTATGTCGCGAAAGCGGCCACGAAAAACGTTCCTGCTCCAAAAGGTACTGATATCACGCAATCCATCAAGAAAGGCTATACGACTTTCTGGGTGGATGGCAGCGAACATCAGGTCTCGACATTCCAACGTGATCTCATGCAGTCTACTAAAGGCCGTGAAGCCGTTTCCACCGGTCGTTACACGTCTACGAGTTCCATGCTGCAGAAACAGATCAAGGCAGCGAAGGCCACGGGCAAAACGAAGACCGCGATCCTCAACAGCAGCAAGACGAACATCACCGATATTCTTTCCCGGGCCATGAAATCCAACAAGGCCGATAAATCATCCATCAAAGCGCTCACGAAGCTGCTCGGCAAAGGTGCCACGCGGCTTCTTGGCGGCGTCGGCTCCTATATGCTTTCCATGGACGTTACCAATGGCATACTCGACTGGCTCAACGTCGACCGTCTCGAAGAATGCAACTTCGTCACGAACGACATCGCACGCCTGGCGATCGGATTGAACAGTTATTGCAGCGTCTTCGAAAACCTGCCGGAAGGCATGCCAAGCGAATTCGACCTGTCTGATTTTCCTTGTGGTTTCTTCCAGGGCGATAAGATGTCTTATTCGGTTTGTTTCACAAGGCTGAGGTCTGGCGTTTCCAAGGATGATCCGGATTATTCCCGTCTCTACAAAGGCGAGAATTATTGGTATCTTTCCGGCAAGATCCGTTTCTCCTTCATCAATCGTAAATACCAGGGTTCTTTCGAAAATTTGCAGATCCACACCGACTACGAGGATCATGAACACAACGGGAATGCAGTTTTTAGGGTCCAGTCTTATTGGAAGCCGGATGGCACTATCTCCTTCCCCTTTTACGACTTCAAAGATGTCGTCGTGGGCGAAACGGTTCCATTCTCCTTCGTCTTGACTGGTTTGCATGGCGGTTATTGCCCCGCCAATGGCGATGAAGGCCGTTCGGGTTGCAACTGTTTGGACGCCTTGTTGTCGGATTGGACTTACTATTCTGATTTTGACTTTACTGATTCCGGCATGGGTCAGAAGAAAATGACGTTTGTTGATGGTTTGACCAGTACCACACCAACCGACAGAAAACCGGATAGCCAGGACTTGCAGAAGCAGAAAGCGCCCGAAGCGGCGACAACGACCGTGACCGGTTCGGATGGCCAGACGTATACAGCAACCGGCAGCATGCAGAACGGTATCCTGCCAGCTCCTACTCTGCCGGAGGGTGTCACTCCTACCACAGTCCAGGTCACAAGCCAAAGTGGAACGCAGGTCGTACCAAAGACGGAACTTCCGACACAGTCGACCGGCACGCTTGATCTGATCGATGTTGCGACGGGCAAAAGCTGTTATGACGAAGCATATGGATGCGCGACTTGGGCGCAACAGGTTGAACAGGCCACCGGCAGCAAAGTCACGTTATCCAACATGAACACCACAACCACAGCGGCCAAACAGCCTTTCAAATGCATGTGGAACGGTTCGGACGGCACCAGCAAGGAAATCGGTATTGGCGAATGCACAGTATTAAGCAACCAGTGGACGAAAACGAACGTGAGCAACGGCACCACGGCCAGCGATCCGAACAGCGGCGAACAGATCACCGATCCTAGCGACAGCCCAAAGAAAAGCGACAAACCGTCTTACGGTCAGTGCGTCGCCGAAGACGTAAGCTGGAATCCGGTCAGTTGGGTTTTCGTGCCGGTCAAATGCGCGTTGACCTGGGCTTTCGAACCTAGCCAGGATAACGTCACCACTCAAACCGTCCTGATCCGGCAACAAGCCAACAGCTCTTTCGTCGGCGACATGCAGTCCAGGTTTACCGGCATGCTCCCGCAGTCCACCGGCGACGCCTGTCAAGGGCCGGAATTCAATTTGAGTTTCCTCGGATATGACATTTTCAGGGGCGAACATCCCATGAGCGTATGTGAGGGCACCGGCTTGAGCTTCCTGCCATCGTTGGTCAAATCGGCGATAACCGTGCTCGTTGGTATCGGCGCGTTCTTCATCGTTCGACGGCACGTGAGCAATCTCATAGGATTGAACGATGACAGCGGCAAGGACGGTGTCGCATGATAACGGACGCGATCATCAATCTCGGTCAGCTGCTCATGTCTTTCATCCTGGACTTGCTGCCTGATGCCGCACCCGATTGGCTGCTCGATTTGTCCGGTGACGTGGCTCGTATCGTCGGCACGATTGACACGTATACGGTTTGGGTTCCATGGGACGCGCTCCGCGTGGTCGCTATTGGTCTCATGGCGTTCTGGGCTATCGTTTTCGCGATCAAACTCGTTTTGAAACTCATTAGCCACGTTCCGCTGATCGGCGGCAACGGCTGACGGAAAGGAGATTCGTCATGTCTTTCGTTTCATCGTTCGATTTTCGCGGTCGGTGGTTTGGCCGTGTGATTGGAAAGGCGCGAAGCGCCGGAAATCACACGGCCAAACCACCGGCACGCACATTGCAACATGATGGAGACTGCGGCCGTTCCATGCGCTCCCGCTTCCCTATCGCCGCTTACGTCGGGAGTAACGGCAGTGGTAAAACCTTGTGCATGGTGCATGATACGTTGCCGAGTCTTTTCAACGGTCGTGACATCTATACCACCGTCCCTCTGACTTTGCCGGACGGCACCACGCCGCCGAATGTCCATATATTGACCGAATGGAGTCAGATTTTGGACGCCGAACATGCGGACATTCTGCTTGACGAGGTTTCCTCGATCGCTTCGAGCCGTGAATCCGAGAGCCTGCCACCTCAGATTTGCACACTGCTTCAGCAATTGCGGAAAAAGGATCTTGTGCTACGGTGGACGGCTCCAAGTTGGGCGCGTGCGGACAAGGTGCTTCGGGAGACAACGAAGATCATCACGATTTGTCGCGGCTGGTTTTCGGTCAAGGACGATTCCTCGCAATGGCGTTCCAACCGATTGTTTCTGTTCCGATCGTATAACGCCATGGACTACACCGATTTCAGTAGCTTGCAGGCTCCCGCGAACAAACTCAAATCATTGCAATCCAGTCTCTTTCTGCTCACACGGCATCTCGCGCCGAATTGCTACGACACGATGGAGACCGTGAGCACCATTGGAACGGTGCTCATGTCCGGCCGTTGCGCGGTCTGCGGCGGTCGGCGCCGCGTGCCCGAATGCTCATGCAAGGACTACAAACATTGAAAATTTACTGAAAACAATGATGAATAATGCTCTTTTCTTTCATTGCTTTCAACCGTTTTCACCCCTACTGTTTAAGGAAAGATCAGGAGGGAAAATGTCGGTGCAGGCCTTCAAACTCAACAAGCTCATGGAACAGCTTCCGGTTTACGCTCTTCATATCAGCGGTGATGACGATTCCTATAACGTTGCCACATGCGTGAATTTCTGGGAGCTGTCGGACATCGCTTCTTCATGCCTGGACTTCCTTAGCGACAAACTCCCGTTGGAGGATCGTTTCTTCGACGTCCGGCTTTTCCGTACTGATGACGGCTACTGGTGTTGGGACTGCCCCAGCTGTTGCGCTAGGAACGGCAACGCCCGCCATATCCTTAACGTTCCGGCTTTCCGTCGTACTGACGGTGCGCCCGTCGCTATGTGCGCTTCGTGCGGTGTGCCGGTGCGTCTAAATGTTGTTATGATGTTCAATAGCGAAAAAATTGTCCTGGATTGACTGCAATCAATCCAGGACGCGAAACCAAAATGCTGTGAGGTTTAAATGGTCTCAACCGATACTATAACACAAAGCGAAAAAGGCGGCGGAGCCGCCCTTGATAGCATGACGGGAAGTGCCGCCACTTCCCCACTGCGCAACAAGCGCAATAATGCCGTCACGAAGGCTCAGCAATTACAGCGCTTCCGTTCGCATCGTTGGAAGTCGCGTGAGGTCAACCGTCGAATCCTACGTGGCACGCGCTGCGCTTCCTGCGGCCGTCCGGTCAGCAAACAGACCGGCGTTGGCCTGTACTATGACGTGAAACATAAGGCACGTTTCAGTGGTTTGATGGCCTGCGGCAACGTCAATTGCTGCCCCGTCTGCAATGCGAAAATCATGGCCGAACGTTCCAACGAGATTCGCCAAGCGCTCGAAAGCGCAAAGAAAAACGGCTATGGTGTCGTCTTCGGCACGCTAACGTTGCGCCATGATCTTAAGGATGATCTCGGCGATTTGCGTCGCAAGCTCCTGCTTGTGTGGCGCAACCTCAACAAACAGCGCAGTTTCGTCAAACTGCTGGACGAATACGGCGAGTTCGGTTTCGTCCGTGCTCAGGAAGCAACGGTGAGCAACGTCAACGGCTGGCATCCTCATTTGCACGTCTTCTATTTTTTCGATCATGAATTGTCTGAAATTGAGTGCGAACGGTTCGGCGCTCGTTTCGCGCAATTATGGATCAATACAGTCGAACGCATGAACAGAAAACACAAGGAAGCTACGGCTTCCGGTCTTGCATCGCCTTTTATTGATGGGATCGGCCGTCCGTTGCCGAAAAATCAGATCTTCAAGGTCGTGCATCTGAACAAAAGTTCGATTGATAAGTATTCCAAGTACGTCACAACTCGCAAGTCTGTTGCATTGCCTGGCGAAGATGTCATCAGCCGCATGAGCGCCGAGCTGACTTCAACGCAAACCAAGATCGGCAAAGTCAAGCAGCATGATGATGGACGTAAGGTCTTGCATATGAATTATTGGGACATGCTTGAGGCCTTGCGTGTGATCGGAACCTCAGAAAAACCGATAAAAACAGTTATGTCAGAAAAGCTACAGCAGTTTTCGACTGACGCTCTTTTCTGTACATAACATCGGTGGGTTATGCCAGCACGTCCCTTTCGGGACTTTGCTCGACATAACCCACCGGCATGATGGATGGTGCGTCCTCGCTTCGCTGGACGTTTTTCCACACGGCTGCGTTTTCGCTTCGATGGATGTCTTTTGGCTAGTCCTTAATGGCTTGGCTGAGTTTTCTTTCCATTTCGCTTTTCATGCCGTTTCGGGCCTGCAGATACATAAACACCAGTTCCGTGGCGATGAGCATAACCATCAGTGCTGCCGACGGCCAACCAACCTGTTCGTAGAAATGCTGAAATTTCAAGGAAAAGCTGGGTTTGAACATCGTATATATCGGATACGGCAGAGCTCCGATGATCAGCGATGTGAAATGCAATCCGACAATTGACCAGCGTACCGGATATACGTCACTCTTGGTTTTTGAGAAGATATTTCCTCGAATTGCAGTAATCGAACAAATGTTCAACGATATGACCGCTGCGACAATCCACAGCAATGCCGGCAGAATATCAAACAT